TCTCACATCTAAGCCTGACTTGATTGAAAGCATTGCTTGGGACTCCGTTGTGGTGGTCTCATGGACGTCTGTCATCCGCTATGGCGAGACACAGGTGTGGGATGGGCATGGGCTACGCAGGTACCCAGCACAACAAAAAGACTCTGCTCGTAAGAAACATCGTGCCGATATTATTCGCCTTGGTATTGACATTGACGCAGTCATGGAAGACGAAGTGTCTGCCGTTGGTTCGCTTGCTATTGAGTCTTGGAAGCAATGGGAAACTAAAACATTTGGGGGCTATGACCACATGCAAGACGATGATGAGCAAGAATTTGGTACCCCTAAAAACGGGGACATAATTGCTACCAACCCTAATACCCCTGATGCAGGAAACGTGGTTCCTAGGGGTACAAGTATTGCTACCAACGTGCCTGAGAAGCGGCACGAGGGTAACCGTGTATTGCTACCAGTAATGGGTGTAGAGAACATTACCTCTATGGGGTCGCAAAGCCTTGATAGAGAAGGGGAATCTATTGAAATTGCCCCTGAAATAACCCCCCTGCTTAGGTACAATGCGAACCCTTTACGACAGTGTAATAATTGCTACTTATCCTCACGTTGTCCCTCATTTCAAGAAAATACTGAGTGTGCGTTTTCTTTGCCGATTGAGATTCGGACTAAAGACCAACTTAGTGCCGCAATGAGGGCGCTTGTAGAGATGCAAGTGGGTCGTGTGATGTTCGCTAGGTTTGCTGAAGAGATGGAAGGGCAAGGTCTTGACCCGTCTCTGTCGGCTGAAATGGACAGAGTGTTTGCCCTTGTAGAGAAGATGCGAAACATCTCAGACAACCGAGAGATGGTCAGTCTCAAGGTAGAAGCAAGTGGCTCCAGTGGCGTACTGTCCCGACTGTTTGGACAAAAGGCTGGGGAGCATGCTCGCCAACTCCCCAACGGTGGATTTGACAGTGGACAAACCGACGCCCTTTACGCAGACATAATTGATTTATCTGAAGAGAGTTGACAAGTCCCCAAATAAGGACATAGACTCCGTACATGTCTAAACATGTACTAGTAACTGGCGGTTGTGGTTTTGCAGGTCACCATCTTATTGAACACCTCCTCGTCAACACCGATTGGGAAATCACGATAGTTGATTCCCTTACCTATGCAGGACGGGTTGACCGCTTAACGGACATCAATGGGTATGACCCCAAGCGTGTTCACATTATGTGGCATGACCTACGCTCCCCGATGCCTCCAAACACCCCTGATGTAAATTATGTTCTACACCTTGCGGCTGAGTCGCATGTGGATAGGTCAATTACCAATCCAGTTCCTTTTATTTTGAACAACATCATGGCAACCACCAACCTTGTGGAGTGGGCACGTCACCAAGACAACCTAGAACACTTTATTCAGATTTCTACTGATGAGGTGTATGGTCCTGCCCCTGAAGGTTACGCACACCGTGAGTGGATTGACCCCATGCTTCCATCTAACCCATATGCGGCTAGCAAGGTTGGGCAAGAGGCTGTTGCTATCTCTTACTGGCGCACATACGGTCTCCCCCTGACTATTACTAACACTATGAACTTGTATGGGGAACGTCAAGACATTGAGAAGTTTGTTCCTAAGACCATGAAGGCACTACTTGCAGGAGACAAAGTTATTTTGCATGGTCGGGAAGCAAAACATGGGTTTGTGTATTCATCACGACATTGGCTACATGCTCGTAACCATGCTGATGCTTTGCTTTGGCTCTTGCGTGAAACAACCCCTTACGTATACGGAACCAGCCCTGTCTTTCCTCAACTTCCAAATCGTTGGCACGTGGCTGGTGAAGAACGCAACGTACTAGAAATGACATATGAAATTGCCAAAACACTTGGTGTTAAAAACATTAATCATGAGAACGTTGATTACCACTCAAGTCGCCCAGGTCATGACCACCGTTACGCACTGGACAACAGCAAAATTATGAACGCTGGATGGAAACCTCCGTACAGCCTTGAAGAGGCACTGACAAAAGCAGTGGAATGGACAATGGAGAACCAAAAATGGGTGAAATGATTACCGACATTGGCATGGACATGGATGGGGTTGTTTACCCCTTTGTCAATGCTTTCAAAAGTTATTGTGCTGAACGTCAAGGAAAGTTGTTTCTTCCTGAGCCAACAAGTTGGCATTTCTATGAAGACTGGGACATGGATGAACACACATTTCATGAATGGGTAGAAGACGCCGCTACAAACTACGAAGTGTTCTCTTCTCAAAAACCCTACGCAGGGGTAACAGATGCATGGAATGAACTACGTGCTATGGGTATCAAAATCCACGTCCTCACCGCACGTCCTCAAGCCGCATGGGAGCAAACGGCTAAGTGGCTGACTGCACAAGGTTTGGTTGCTGACAGTCTGCACTTTAACCCCACAAAAGGCTTTCTCACAAAGATTGCAAAAGGTCAAGCACTTATTATTGACGACCATGTCCAGTATTACGATGAAGCAGAAAAGAATGACATCATTCCTGTTCTTATGACTCGTGCATGGAACACACATAAAGAAGACGCAACACGTGTAAATAACTTGTCTGAATTAGTATCCCTCATACGTGGTTACAACCTTGTAAAGAAAACTGAAAAGACTTCTATGTCTAAGAAATTAGCAACGTACTACAAAGAAGAAAAGCCATCTCCATACATGAAAAAATTGCATGAACGGTACCCAGTAGAACCTCATAAGAAACCAGAACCAATTTGGACGTACCCAACAAAAGACGATGGGGTTTGGCGAAACTAATGACTACATCTTCACGAGCAAAACTGTTGGTAGATGCTTCTAACCTAATTGACGGAGACCGTAACGTTCAATATGGCGACCCCATTGACGACTTCTCACTTACAGCCTCTATGTGGGAAGCCTACTTACGCCGTATTGTTATTACACGTAATACTGGTGGAGAAGTATTTCTTGACCCACATGATGTTGCTGTCATGATGTTGCTTGTAAAGGTATCTCGTTTAGCACAGTCCCCTGAAAAGCAAGACCATTGGTTAGACATTGCTGGATACGCAGGATGTGGTTGGGAGTGTGCTGAACAAATGTACAAACCTAGTGGACACTGAAGAAACAAAACAAGCCTACGCACGTGCGATGGGCTACACAACAAATGAAGATTACGCACAACTCAAAGCAGACTATGAAGCACTCAAGAAACGTTATGAACAAATACTGGTTGCTGTTGAAGACAGCACTGAAGCGGTTCTTAGAATTGCTAGAGAAGGCAAAATGGATTTGTAATGCAATTACACCTGTGGATGGAAGAGGCATCTTGCCGCAAACGTAGAAACGACTTCTGGTATCCACCATTAGATACTGACGTTCCCGATAACTATTACGCTATTGGACGTGAGGTGTGCCATCGTTGCCCTGTATGGGATAAGTGCTTAGACGCAGGCATTGACGAGAAATGGGGCATGTGGGGTGGTCTCACTCCACAAGAGCGAACAGTTATTGTTACTACTAATCCAAAGCCATCAGCAATAAAACAGCATGGTTCATGGATTAGATACCGACAAGGGTGTCGCTGTTCTGATTGTATTGACGGGCATAATCAACCCACAAATAAAATCAACATAAACGTCATTCCAAAGCATGGTGAACCTGTTCAAGATTTAGAAATGTTGCGTTTCAACTTGCTTTCAACCTGATTGCGTGTAAAATGTAACTAGAGACCCATACCAAGGCTTTACCCCCGAGCACCTAGTGCTCTCTTGGTATGGGTTCTTTGCATTATTGGACAAACATTGGAGACAGATGATTTATCGCCTCATTACAGCAATTACCCTTTCCGCTACCACCTTCTTTGGTGCCATAACGACAGGAGGTGATGAGCCAGAGGCGAGTACAACGACAGTTGTAATCACAGTTCCTAAAGTGCACAGTATGTCAACCAACATGATGCACCCCGAACTAAGAGCACAGTTCAAAACAGGAAAGGCTGGCTCCATTAAGTTTTGGGAAGCAGTGTCTTGGTGTGAGACTAACCACAACTGGAAAGATGGTGGTTACTATGCAGGTGGACTTGGTATGGCGCAATCAGCGTGGCAAGGCTTTGGAGGTAGAGAGTTCTCACACTCCCCTAAGAATGCAACCAAAGAAGAACAAATTATTGTTGCTAATCGTTTGGCATTCTTTGGATACCAAACCAAGAATGTATTCAAGACACTTGATGACAAGTTGAACAACAGACCATTCTTTCGCCCTGCTATTGGATGGCGTGACTCCAGTAACTGGGGCAGG